AAAAGGACGCTCAACTAATGTGACTGGTTCAACTGCTCGCTTCCAAGTAATTGGAAAAGGCACTGCATCAACTAAAACACGCAATGGCGATGTTTCCACAATGGAACTAGCGCACACCAATGTCGAAGCAACTATGGCTGACTACTATGCAGCCGAGTATATCGACAAGCTAGATGAATTAAAGATCAACATCAATGAGCGTCAAGCTGTAGCGCAATCTGCTGCTGCTGCCTTGGGGCGTCAAACTGATGCTTTAATTGTGACAGCTATGGATGCTGGTGCTAATTCAACTCAAATTCACGATACATCTTCAGCTATTGAAAAAGCAGATCTTCTGACTTTGTTCCAAACGTTTGGTGCAGAAGATATTCCAGAAGACGGACAGCGCTACTTAGCTATGTCTCCTGCTGGATTTGCTGACTTGTTTAACATTAATGAGTTTGCCTCATCAGACTACGTTGGGCCACAAAGCCTTCCGTTTGCTGGTGGCATGACAATGAAAGAGTTCTTGGGGTTCAAGATCTTCTCAACTTCAGCAGTAGCTGGTGGTAAAAACTTTGCTTATCACGCTCGTGCAGTAGGCATTGGCATTAACTCTGATGTTCAAACCGAGGTTAATTATGTACCGCAGAAGGTAGCGCACCTTGCGACATCAATGATGTCTATGGGTTCTGTCGTTATTGATGATGACGGTGTGTTTGAAGTTCTCGACAACAACTAATAGGAGGGGGGCGAAAGCCCCCTAACTTCTTATGCCAGCAAATACAGCAATCAAAATATGCTCTCGAGCCTCTATACTAATGGGTGGCTCTCCTATTCAATCGTTTGATGAGGGAACGGCTGAGGCTGATGTGGTTGATGCTGTATATGAGGATGTTGCTCGCGCTGCGCTTACTAATTCAAGATGGCGTTTTGCTACCAATCAACAGCAGATTAGTAGACTTGTAGCAACACCAACGGGTCGATACGATGCAGCTTACCAGCTTCCGTCTGATCTTATTATGCTAAGTGCTGTAACAATAAACGATGAACCTATTATCTATGACACATATGGAGATAAGGTTTATTGCGATGCTAACGAGACTGAGGTTCTTGTAGCTGATTATATATTTAGAGCAGACGAGGCTTACTGGCCTCCTTACTTTACAATGGCTGTAGAGTTCCAAGTTGCTGCCATGCTTTCTATTTCAGTTGCTAGAGATGCACAGCTTGCTTCTTTAATGGAGCAAAAGGGTGAACAGTTTTTGATGAGAGCGCGTAGACTTGATTCACAACAGCAAACAACTAAAAAGCTAAACACTTCGAGGTTTATAAGTCAAAGGCGTAGCTAATGCAGAAAGTTAGAGTAGCACAGAATAGCTTTCAATTTGGCGAGATTAGTGATTCTTTGATAATGAGAACGGATTCTCCTGTGTATGTTTCCTCTGCGCAACGCGTAGAAAACATGGTTGTTACCGCTGAAGGTTCTTTAAAAAAACGTCATGGTTTAAAGCATCATTATGATTACAGCATAACTTATGATGCCTCTTATAAAGAGCAGTCTCACTTATTTAAGTTCGAGTTTGATGATAATGAAGCATATGTAATTTCTGTTGAGCATCAAAAGGTTCGTTGCTTTTTTTTAGATAACGCTGGAACTTATACAACCGCTGGTGACTTACACTTAGTAGAAACCATTACTCAAGACACAAGCAGTAATGCTTTGCCGTTTGATAAAGAGTATTTGCAAGAATATACATTTGCTCAATACGGCGATGTGATGTTTATTTGTCATCCTTTGTTTGCTCCTCGTATGCTAACAAGGACTGCATTGGATGCGTTTGAAATATCTACATACAGCTTTGATCAAAGAGCAGACAACAAGATTACATATCAACCGTATTCTAAGTTTCAAGCAAATGGGGTTACGCTAGATCCCTCTGCTTCTAGCGGAAATGGTATTACTTTAACAACAAGCGCTGCGTATTGGGTTGCTGGTCATGTAGGTACAACTGTTAGATACGGTGGCGCTGAAATAGAAATAACTGGCTATACGTCATCTACAGTTGTTACTGGCAATGTTGTTGATGAACTTAAGATTAGACTATCTGTTTTAAATCCTTTTAGAACTATTGATGGATTAGCGGTAGTTGAAGTCACTCATTTAAATCATGGCTTTGCTGGTGGAGAAAGTATTACAATCGAAGAGGCATCTGCTGTTGGTGGTATTAATGCCAGTCAGTTAAATGGGGCAAGAACAGTAGGCGATATTATTGATGAAAACACTTACACAATAACTGCTGGATCTAATGCAAATGATTCTGAAGATGGGGGTGGTAATGTAAAGGTTGTTACTCATGCGCCAACTGAAGATTGGGATGAGCAGTCTTGGTCTGGTGTTAGGGGTTATCCTGCGGCTGTTACCTTTCATGAAAACAGGCTTTGCTTTGGCGGCACTATTGCAGAACCAGATAATATTTGGATGAGTAAGGTTGGAAGCTTTTTTAACTTTGATGTAGGCGATGCAGCGGATTCTGATTCAATTCAGATTGTTGCTGCAACAGGTGATGTAAACCAAATTAGATATATGGTTTCTAACCGTGACTTGCAGATCTTTACTGCGACTGGTGAATTGTATGTACCTACTTACTTAAACCAAGCCATTACGCCAACAAATGCTCAGATTAGAAAGCAAACACCATATGGGTGTGAGTTTGTTCAGCCAACCTCTATTGATGGTGCAACTATCTTTACTGAAATGGGTGGTAAGACTGTAAGAGAGTATTTGTATACAGATACAGAAGAAGCATATACCGCTACTTCAATTTCGACTATTGCTTCTCACTTAATAGACACGCCTAAGTATTTAGCTGTAGTGCATAGTGGGTTTAATCTACCAGATTCATATGCAGCATTTACTTTATCTAATGGTGACATGACTTTATTTAGCTCTAACAGAGCGGAGAAGAAAGCTTCTTGGACTAGGGTTACAACGGATGGCAGCTTTTCATCTGTATGCGCTATACACAATCGTTTGTTTGCTAATGTGTATTATGAAAATCAACTACATCTTTGTGAGTTTAATACTCAGGTAGGATTAGATGATTGGGAAAGCACTATTTATAATTTAAATACCTTAACTAATTTTGGAACAAACTCCCTTAATGGTGTATTCGTAGAGCTTGCTACAACTGTGCCTATTAAAGTAACTACATCTAATACATTTAGTGTTGGTGATAAAATATACATTAGAGGGTTTACAAATGACAGTGTATGGGGTTTTGCTGGTTTAGATTTAGAAGACCTTAATGGTACTGTTCAAACTATTACTGAAGCTACATCTACATACTTTAAATTTGTGTATACGTTAGACAGCGCCCTAAGCACTGATGGCGAAGTTAATACAACGCCAAATTCTGAAGCGGAAATACTTCAAGATGCCGTTCTCGATATGAGTAACATATATACAGGAACGGGTGATATTACGTTTGATATTGTTTACAAAAAAAATAGTATAAACATTTATGAAACGGCAAGTGTTACAGGTCAGGCTAGCAGTTCTGAAAACTTTATTCTTATGAGTGACTTAGGAACATCTGGTCCAGATTTAAATACTACTGTTTATGCTGGGCGCAAGTTTACCTCAAAGATTATTAGCAATCCTGTAGATGCTTCTATGGGTAATGGCCCAGCCACAGGCGAAGTTAGGGGAATTACTAATGTTGTTATTGATGTTAAGGCGACTGAATCTATGAAGGTAAATAGTAGGCCAGCTATAAGCTCAAGCTTTACTGGCAAGAAAGAAGTTAGATTGCTCGGTTACAATAGGAATCCTCAAGTAACCATTGAACAAGACAGTCCATTACCAATGCAGGTAAATGGCATAGTAGCGGAGTTAATAGTCTAATGTCTGCCTTTCAATTGTTTTCTGCTGGTATCAGCGCGCTTGGACAAATGCAAGCAGCACAAGCACAACAAGAAGCCGCTCGTTTAAATGCCTTTAATACTGAAACTGATAAAGTTAGGGTTAAAATACAAACGGTTCAAAACCATAATGATAGGTTAGAACAATGGAGATCAAATACTTCTACAAATAAATCAATGTTTTTTGCGATGGGAAGAGATGTGTCTTCTGATGCTTCAGTTAAAGCTTATCTGAATAAACAGAAAGATACTGTTGGAGAGGATGCTGATCGAATTGATTATATGGGGCAAGCTCAAATGGCTAAACTTCAGCAGCAAGCAACAGCAATGAGAATTGAAGGCAGGGCTAAAATGCAAGCCGGTAGAATTGGAGCCTTAACAACAATAGCTACTGGAATAAATGATTACATGACAACTAGGTAGTATAATGGCAGTTATTAGAGAAAAAAGACAGTATTCGATTGGCCCTATTGGTATAGCTAGAGCTAGTGAGGGTGGAAGAATTACAGGCGAAGCTATTGCTCGCTCTGCTGATACTTTTTCTCAAATGTTTTTTGGGCAAGCTTTGACCGAAGCAAAGCAAACTGGGGAACAGCTTGGCAAGTCTGTAGCGCTTTCTGATATTAAAGGCATTGATCCTAAAACAAAAAAACCTGTAGCTCTTAATGAGATGGACGGAATGGGGCGCGCTAAAGCAGCAGCGTTTCAACGTGTTGTTAACTCTCGTTTTGAGCAATCAATGGAAGAAGAGATACACGCTAAAGCATCTGTATTAGCTGAGGCTGTAGATGGTCGCTCAAATTCTATTGAGTTGTTTTCTAAAGGAATGTTCGAGTATCTTGAGCAAATGTCAGAACAGGCCGGAGATGAATATGGTCAGTTTATTAGAGATACTGGTGCTGTTTGGACAACAAGATCTGTAGCTGCTTTAGAGCAAGCAAATATTAAAAGGCAAAAAGCTCAAGCCAAAGCTGATTTAGCTCGTAGGCAGCAACAAGAGCTAGATAGAGCATTTGATGCTGGATTGAGCGGTAGTCCTGATGCCTTTTTATCTGCTCAAAAATTTATTAAAAGTGAGTTTACAGATTTAGCTTCTGTTGCAGGTGATGATACTGAGCAATCTAGAACATTAGTTCAAAGAAGTACCAACTTTGCCTTGGGTTATGTAAATAACAAAATGACCCCTTTAACGCCAAATGAAAGATTTAATTTAGTTCAGTCATTTATTCGACACACAACAAATTCAGTTCCGCTTACCCCGAAGCTTCAAAAGATTAAAAACGAAATACTAAAATATTTGCCTGATGATCCTAGCGATATTATGGATTTTGGCGCTAAAGCAGACGTTTCTAGAAAAAGCTTAGATGTTTATAATGCAGCACAAACTTTAGAGATTAATACTGAAACGCAAGAAAGACTTGATGATCTTCAAATTGCTCAAGATAATAGTAATTTAAGGCTCTCAGGTAGCTTAGATGATAATGATTTTTTTTCTATAGCCACTGTTCAACCTAATGTTGGCTATCAGCGAATAGAAGAATTAAGAGACCGTTTATTCAACATTACTAACCTTCAAGGCAAAGGATTTTTAAAAACTGAAACAGTAAATAAACTACAAGGCTTACTTGAGAAAGCAGAGGATCAAGTATTAACAGCCATTGTTCTAAAGAACTTGCCTGAGGGTATAGAAAAAAATGAAGACAAATTAAGTCAATTAAAAGTAGCGCTTCAGTCTGGAAGTATTACCTCCTTAAAAACACTTGGCATGAATGCCTCTCAGCAAGAAATTAAAATACTTGGCGATTTGTTTGCAGTAGCAAGTACAAGCCAACTTCAAGGAATAACTAATGGCTTAAAGGAGCGAGCTACATTTGTTGCTAACAATCAGGAAAAAATAAAAAAAACATTTCTTCAAAATAATCAAAAAGATATGTTTGCAAGAATAGTTAATGCAGCTGGTGAATCCAGACTAGATGTTATTGAGGAGATTAGAGGTGAATTAGGCAAAGCTGGAATTAGAAATCTTGATGACTTTAAGTTTATTGAGGTTGCAAATGCTACTGCGACAATTTCTGATTTTTTAACAGATATAGCTCAAGATGATGAGTTATTAATATCTGAAATTAATCTCTTAGCCTCTCAGCCAAATGCTTTAGCTTCTAAGCTCCCTCTTTTAAATGAAGCAAAAGCCGTAGATTTTTTAAGAAATACGTTTAAAAAAATCCCAGATGCAGGAGACAGACGGTCTTTAGTTACAAGCTACCTTGAGCGCGTTAAGGGATTGAATACTGCTAGAGATGCAAGTGTGCAAAATCTTATTGAACAGGCTGATTCTGGATTAAGAGAATCTTTAGTGCTTGATAGATTTAATATTTTTGACGCATCTACTGTATCTGAGTTAGAAGACGCAAGATCTAGTGCAATTAATAAAATTGCCTCAAGCAAAAACACAAGTAAAGAAGTTAGGGATGGATTAAGATCAGAGCTTTCTAAAGAAGTTTCCCGTAGGCAAGTAAGCTTAATTGTTCAAGCTATTGACGATGAAAATGCTTTTCCAGAAGTTTCATCTATTCTTAATGACCCAACTTTATCTCAAGTAAAAAATAGTTTTTTTGATACTGAAACGTTTAATGCTTTAAAGAATGCTGCCTTAAACTATGGATCGACTTCAGATCAATGGAAAGAATTATCTAGTTACGCTCAGTCTTCTATACTTGATAAGGTTGAGTTTGTTAAAGCTCTAGAGCTTGAAGCGGAAAACAATCTTCAAATTCAAAGTTTTGAAGGCGGCTTTCCGATTAAAGATTCAAACACTGTAAAAGTAAGAAACGAGTTTGAGCAATATGCTTTAACAAAATTTAACTTACCTGACGTTCCTTCTGATCTTTATACTAACTCTAACAAGTATTTATCTGCTGAGGCTGGAACGCCTGAATATGCTGGCGGTCAGTTTCTTAGCTTTATATTTTCTAGATCTAGAGAAATAATGCCGACTTCACTTCAGACATATTTTGAGCGAGCAGCAACAGGCGCTGCATATAATGGTCAAAACATTGAATTGCAAGATATGGCAGTGCTGTGGCGCAATGTAGGTTCATACACTGATTCTGAAGGTCGCACAGTAACCACTCCCGCTGCCTCTGATGCGTTTGGCAAGACTGAGCTTTTAGGTGTTATAGAGGGCATTACGAAGGCCGCTACATATGGTGTGCCTCCTGAGTACCTTGATGAAATAAGAACTGTTTATAATAAGCTTCGCGCTGACCCTCAGGGCTTTGATAATGACTTAGTTGCTAATTATGGGGTTAAAGGTGGCTTTGATCACAAGAGCATTTACAATATTTTGTCCGGAACTATTGGATCAAAGTATGATGCCTCGCCTCAGTTGCATGGAGTAATGACAGATTATCTTAGAGGGTTGTATATTGCTGGTGCTTCTCAAAGCGCAGCGTTAGAAACTGTAGATAACTTTTTTGCTAATAACTTTTCTGAAGATCCTTATGTTGTAGATTTAACTGGCAATCCTCTTAACGACAAAACGCATGTTAACTTAAACTCTACTATATTTGGTGCAAACAAAGATGCTGCTATAGCTTTTGTAGAGCAGCAATTAATTAATGAGATTGGAGAGCCTGCGTTTAATCGACAGTATCTTCGTATGACCACAGATACATATGATGGTCAAACCACCTATGATATTATATTAAATCAACCTCGCAAAGATACTCGTAAAATTTTAACAAGAGGCGTTGGCGTAAGGGCTTACGCTACAGGTGAATATCAAACCCCTCTTGGAGTCGCTGAATTTGATACAAGCTTTATGGGTAGCAAAAGAGAGTTGTTTTTGTTTCCAACGGTAAACTCATCAACAAGTAAGGCTGAGTTTAGATTAGCTGCTGTAGATCAAAATGGTCAAATTATACCAATAGACTCTAATGTTTCTCTTGCAACATTTGGCAAATCAGCTTCAGATTTCCAAGAGTTTTTAAAAACTTTTAAGAGGTAAATATGGAAGAATTTAACTTAACGCCTCTTCAAAAAACATCTGCTCAAAAATATACAGGTTATAGAGCTTTAGCTCAAAGCAATGTAGAAGCGGCATTAGATATTGCATCTGGTATTTATCTTAGAAACTTTGGCTTTGACGCTGATCCTAGCTTTGATTTAAGCAAGCGTTTAGAGCCAAGGCATTTTCCATATCAAGATCAATTAATGGATGCTCAAAGCAATGCTGAGTTTGATTTTATAGATCAACAAATACAACGTGAATCCAACAGAATGGCTATTGCGTCTAATGCGCCTTGGACTGCTCATGTTGGCGCAGCTGCATTTGATGTTTCTAATTTACTCCCAGGAATTGTTGCTTTTAAAAGCCCTACATTATTAAGCAAAATTGCAAATGCTGGTCTTACTGGGGCTGCTTTTCAAACTGGTATTGAAACAGCTAGATATTTTGGTGGCGCTAATTTTACTGTTGATAGGGCTGTTTCTTCTGTTGTAACTTCTACAGCTTTAAGCGCAGCTATTGGAGGCACTGTAGACCTTGGCGTAAAAACACATAGAAACTTTGTAATTAATTCTCATAGAGAGTTTAGAGATACACAGCAACAAATTACTGCAATGGAAAACTTGCAAAATAGAGTTGAGGAATTTGCTGCTACTCAAAGAGAACAAAGAGCACACGGAGCTAAAGAAGATAGCGAATTATCTGAATTAATTACTGCTACTGAAAGACGTATATACGGTCTTACTGAGGGCTTAGATCAAGCTCGCAATAAACCCAATCAATCAGATGATGATGTTGCTTTTCAGCAAAGATTACAAAATATGTTAAATGATGAGTCATCTAAGCTTTCAGAGTTTGTTGATGAAAAGTCTGCAAGGCTTGTAGATGATGCAACGGTTGCAGGAGTAGTTGATCCATACAGATTAGGAGAGGGTACATTTAATCCTGTTCCCTCACCGCTTTCTAAGATTCAACAGCTTGACCCTATAGGTGCTACTTATGATGGGTTGAATATGTTAAAAAGCGCTGCTCTTAAAATGGCTGGTGATTTTGGAAGGGTAACAAGAGGTAATATTGCTGGTGTTCCCTCTAATGAAAGTGTTTTTATTGCTGCCGCTACAGAGCGCAGGCATTGGGCGCAGTTTAACAGACTAGCAAGAGAGTCATACGCTGAAGCCACAGGCGCATCTAACAAAACTTTATTTCAATTTAACACCAGCAGCATGGCAAGATCTGTGACTGGAAGCGGGCCAACATATCGACAGTTTCTAGTTGAAATAAATAGAAAACGATTATTTGGCGAATCACCAGCAAACGATGCTGAAGCAAGAACTATAAGAGGCATGCAGGAATTCTATGATCGTTGGCGCAGTGTAACAGAGCAAAATAATCAAATTGGTCGAACTGGATTAGAAGCTGAGATAAATGTTCTTAAAGTAGAACTAGCTAGAGTTAAAGATAAACTAGCTACTACAGACAGAGGTAAAGATTATTACGAAGAGCGATTAAAAGATACAGAAGATAAGATTAAAACTTATGAATCTGCTTTAAATGTAGTTCAGTCAACTCCTTCTGGGCCTAAAGGGAAAGAGCCTTACTTTAATAGAATATTTGATGTAGTTAGAATAAAAGCAAATCCAGAAAGATTTAAGAGTATTATTTACGAAAACTTTGTAAATCGTGGGTCTATACCTTTTTACAATGCAGAAACAAAATTGTATGAGCGTAAATCACTACCAGCAGATCCTGCTCGTGCAATGGAGGCTGTTGATGATTTATACAATCAGATTGTTAATGATCCTGATCCTCTTAGTCCAGCAGAGGTGTCTGGATTAACGGGCAGTGTTAAGTTGGCTCACAGAATGCTAGATATAGATAACAGGCAGCTATGGGATTTTATTCAGCAAGATCCTTTAGAGGCTATGAAAAACTACACAACAAAGACTGCTCCTAAATATCACTTCTCTCGTTTATTTAATGGTAAAAGCCCAGAGCGAGTATGGAATGAAATTAACGATCAGTTAGTTGCAGATGGTTATGATAAAGCATTTATAGATGAAGCGCGCAAAAACTTTACTGTGTTAGAAAACAGAGTTATGAGCCGTGTTTACAGAGATCCATCTCGTTGGGACATACAGGCTGCACAATTTCTTAGAGACTTTACTTCTTTAAATTATCTTGGAACTGCTGGCGTTGCTTCGTTGCCTGACTTTGCAAGAATAATTATGGATCACGATGTAGGCGATGTTTTTACCCATGCGTTAAAAATGTTTAACACGCCAGAAATTAGACTTTCTATGAAGGAAGTTCGTGATGAATTTGGAGAAGGCTTAGACATTGATTTAGGGGCTGTTCAACACCGCATATCAGAGGGTTTAGTTGATAATGTAAACCCAAATGGAGTTTGGAATAATACTAAACAAGTTGGTCACATTCTTAACTTTCTTGGCCCTGTAACTGAGTTTTTAAAAACCTTTGAGGGGTCTCTTCGGCAGCATACTTTAATTAAGTATATGCGTAATGTAGTTGACGGTAGAGCTTCTAAATTAGAAATAGATTATCTAAACAGGTATGGCATTTCAGTTAAGATGTCTAAAGAAATTATATCTAAAGCGCCAATACAAGAGTTAAGCGGTAGAAACTTAGCTAATGTAGGCGAGTGGGAAGCTAACGGTATTTCGCTTGAAACTGTTGATACGTTTAGAGTTGCAGTAAACGGAGGTGTTTTAAATACTATTGTTTCTGCTACTCCTGCGGATAGGCCAATAGCTTCTGATGGTATTGTTTACATACCAACAAGTTTAAGTAAGCGCATTCCTTGGGCTAAAAATATACCAGAAGATGAAGTTGTAAAGGGATTTGTAAGAGTTGAAAGTGGTGCAATGACATTACCATTTCAGTTCTATTCGTTTATGTTTGCCTCAATGAATAAAGTAACAGCGGCTTATACTTCTGGGCAGGTTAAGAATAGACTGGCTGGTGCGTTTGCTGCTGTAGGCTTAGGTTACTTAGCGGTAATGGCAAAGACTCCAGATTATGTTTGGGATGAAATGTCAGATCGTGATAAGTTTTTAAGAGCTTTTGATTATAGTGGTTTAGCTGCTCTTTATACTGATCTTATGTACACATCTATGGAGCAATCACTTGCTGCTGGCGGCAATCCAATAATGTCTAAATATGTATCTCCTAAATATGATCAGGAACAAAATGTATTAGACTTTATAACTGGTTTTGCTGGTGCTGGTCCTTCTACGCTTCAAGACATTGGCGAAGGTAGCTACAATTTACTTGCTGGTGATAGTAGTCGTGGTGCTAAACAGCTTTATAATACAATCCCTCTAACGGGCACTGTGTTTATGAAGTTTATTAGCTCTCAGTTTCAAGATGCTTTTAGATAATTTGTCTTAGATTATTTGTGCATTGTTCTTCTTTGCTTCTTTATGAGAAAAGCAAGGAAGAGGTGACACATGGCAATCAACGTATCAGACAACAATCCCCGTATTAATTACACAGCAACA